GTTAAAATCAATCCATTCATTTCTCCACTTGCTGTAATATTGGTACATTGGTTTTTTTGTTAGATATGTGCGTGTTATGGCGTATATATTTATGTTATATGAAATGCCTTGCTGACCGTTTCCAATTGAAAATCCGTGAAGGGGAAAACAAAAAGAAAAAAGCCACCGCACTATTAAGACAAACTATTTTTGACAACATCTAATGAAATTTGAATTAACCCTTGTGTTTTTTCGTTTGTATTGTCTTTTATTGCGGATAGAGTGCCAGTTAAGCTACTTACAGCTCCTTCTAATTTAGCATTTCTTTTTACAAGGTTATCAACCCATTCAAACTGCTCTTTAGGTGTTCCCAAAAGATACTTCCTTCTTAATAAATCTTCGTAATTTTCCATCATTATAATTTTATTGAGTTTTCTACTTCGTTACCCCAAGCATCCCATCCTTCAAAATTTTGCCTTGCAAATAGTTCTACTTTTGGAACATCGCCAAATAGCAATTCTATTCGTTCTCTTACTTCTTTCGGTTTTCTACTGTGCCTATCTGCTCCTTTTAATCTTAATTCAGTATTAGGCATTACTATTTGCTTAATATCGTTTCGTTTTTTATGTTTCAACATATTGCCTCTTGTTGCTATCAATACAGCTTCCGTGTTTCCCATTGTCCACGCACCGATATTTGATAGAACATTACCTTTATTTGATAATTTTAACCATACAAAAGCAATTGTTTTGTATTTAAAGCCCCACGCTTTACAAAGTTCTATTGCTTGTGGTAAATGTGAGTATGTAAACCACATAAATAAAGCACAATCTTTGTCTGCAATATTATCTATTGGTAGTGCTTTCATTTCATCAATACTCATTGTTGGATAGAAGTCGTTAATCATTCTATCCGCTCCGTTATGGTGTGGTCTCCATTCTTGATATACACCTTTGCTATAACTCCAAGCAGGGTCTGCATAAATCACATTATATTTTTTTACCATCGCTTTTTTTCTTTTTGTTTTTCTGTTTAGTGTTTCAATTCAAGTTTTGTGCTAAATAAGTCGACACTTCATATAACACGGGTTTGGCGTAATGCCACCAGATAGTTTAGTGCTAAATTCAAAGTTCGTGCAAGGTGGCACTAACGCCAAGCCCGAAAACGTTATGCCCCATCCCCTAAAGCCCCCCATCCTCCGTTTTTCTTTAATAGGCGGATTCATGGGGGCATCCATCACAGGCACTTGTCCTGTCAGATAGTGGGGTAGCTTTGTACTTTTCCAATTGTCTTGCAAAGTTTCACATCGTATTCATTAAGCCACTCCCGGCATTTGTCAACTTTCTCAATGATGGACTTGATATCCTCATCGTTTCTTTGGATGCGAAAGGCAGCCCAACGGTCATCCCTTGGCATGGTTGAATAGATTACCTCATTGCCATAATTGCAATGCCCTGGCGTGTCCATTAAGCCATAAAAAAGGATAAATTCATCTTTGCCATACAGGTGCATATAGCCCTGACCTTGCCAGTAGTAATCCATGTTCAATTCCAAAGATGAATCTTGCAAGGTTTTTTTAGACCAAGGGGCCTTGACATCAACAATCAACTTGGGCATCACCACATCAGCAGTGCCGGTGATGTATGAATCTTCCATATATACCTCGTTTTTTTCAGCAAGGCCATATCCCATCACCTCTGCCATAAAGTCAATCAGCTCATTTTCCACTGCATTGCCTTTATCCATGTACTTTGAGAACACATCTTCATGCTCTCCAGTGTACCAATCCTTGAGGTAAGAGGTGCAGGTGGCTGATAGCTCACCTGCTTTCCTTGCATTACTCATTATCTTCCCAATTTGGGAACATCGTATCTTAAATATCTTATCCATTTAATAGTGCTTTTTCGACCTCTGCGGTCATTGAGTATTTTGATTTAATTTTCCCTATTGTGTACCCATTTAAAAGGGCCTGTTTGCATTTTGAAAACTCTTCCGAGCCAATTACCAATGGAATCAATGTCGCTGCCTTGGATGGTGTAGATGCCTTGTTTCCATCATCATCCTCATCAATGTTCAAATTTAAAACAGCCCCAATGCAGTACCTGCGCTGATAAGAAATTAGAGACCCAGCATCTTGTGGAGTTTCCTTGACAGGTTTCATAAAGTAAGTTTCCTCAAAAAATTCTCCACTTGTATGAAGCAATCGGGTTGTCAATCCCCAATTGTCGCAAGGAAATTGCACAATTACCAATTCAGCACTGCTCAAAGGCTCACTGATGGCATCCAATATGTCAGGCAGAGCCGCATATTTGGATTTGAAAAAAGGATTGTTGCTTCCTTTCTTGATTTTTCCCACTTCGCTGTGGAATTTATGGAGGGCTTTCGCTATCTCTCCAATGGTGTCGCTTGTTTTCATTTTTTTATGTATAAAGGGAAGCCCCAAACAAAGAAACGTACTCGGATATAAGCTGCGACACCTTTCCTTTCTGAATCCCTATTTGGGGCTAATATATGTTGAGTTGATTTCATGGTGTCGCAGTGGCACAAATATAACTATTTTTTTATTCGCAAACAATTTTCTTCAAAATATTTTTCATTCACAATATCATTGATGTCGCTGATGTCTATCTGATAGAAATCAGCATACAAGTGAATGACTTTTTTAACCTCATGATCGGGTTTGGCTTGTCTGTTGGCATACATGATGTCAGCAAGCAATTGCAGGAGCTGTAACTTATTCAAGGCCCATGCTCCTTTCCTCATCATGCTTGTGTTTGTGTTCAAGCATTTTCAAACAATGTTCAGGCATTGCAAGCTCGCACCATTCTTTTAGCTGCTTGTCACTGGCATAATGCAATTCTGCATTCTTGAAAAACGGAACTCTTTTAAGAAATTCCTGCATGTCTTTTCTGTCTGTATAGTCCACATAATGTTGGTGCTTCACAGCATCCTCAATCATTTGGATAGTTTCAATTAGAAAGTTTGCAAGATAAATATCTTTGCAGGTCTTTAATGATTCGGTCATGTCTTTTATCGGGTTTTTCATCTGATTTGTGATTGGCAAGGATTAGCAAATAATTTCTTCCATCCATCAACATCCATCTTGTCCATTGTGAATGAGGTATTGTCTTGATGCGGTAACTCTATTTCATACTCATCCAAAAGGTGAGGATGGGCTTCAAACATTAATATAGTCCTTGCGGATAATTGCAGTGCTTGTCTGCTTACTTTGTGCCGCCCAATCCCATTTGACTTGGCGGCTTTTTTTACAATTTCTATCTTTGTCATTTGCTGATTCGGATTAAGTGTTCAAGATACCTGGAGAATGACAGTCCTTTTTTGTCTGCCTTTTTTTTGCCTGCCTCAATCACATCGGGATGAAGCATTACATTTTTTCTAATTCTATTTGCCATTTGCTTTTTTCATTTCAATGTACATATCACTTTCAATTATGCCCATCAAGACTATCCTTGTCATTGAATCAACTGGCAGGGTGATGGCATAGGATTCCAAAGTTTCTTGGAAATTTGCCACTGCGGTTTCTAATTTAGTTTTTTCCATTGGTGTCGCTTTTTTTATAATATTAAATTTCAATCCAGTCATTGATTGGCTTCATTATTTTATAGCCATGTGTTTTTAATAATTTAATGGCATCTTCTATTTTTTGAAATAAATGATTTTCCTGAACTGAATCGTTTTTCTTTCGCCACATTCTTCTACTGCCATCTTGTATTGCATTAAGGTGTAAGAAATGAGAGATAGCACCATTATTGATTTGTGATTTTGTCAAGCCATTTTTTTTGGCTCTTTTACTAAATGAATTACTTGAAAAAAGAAATGTCATTTCATTTAATGTTTTAAAGAGAATTGTTTCCATTGGTGTCGCTTTTTTTAAAGGTTAATAAATAATAAATTGCTGATGCAATAAATGGGATGGTGAGTATCTCCAAGGCGAAGAGTAACTCGTTGTAGGTTGGCATTTGCATTGGTTATAGATTGTAGTAAGAATTATAAATTAGTGTATAGGCATTTCTCTTGGCTTCCTGATGCTTTGCCTTGTCTGAATCATCGTTCAGATAATCAAATATTTCTGAATCCGTAGTATGGGCATGGATTAATTTGCCTTTGTATTCGGCAATCACAATGTATTGTCCGTATCCGTTACCTCTTGCAATTTCTAATCTTACTTTTTTGAATGTTGTCATGGTGTCGCTTTTTTAAATTGTTAATTTATATATGCAAATATACACACCACATACACACTAATAACATTTTTATGTAAATTTTTTTACTTTGATAATCAGCACTTTACAAAAAACCCCCACATTTCTGTGAGGGAATTTGTTAATCTGCCAGCTTTTTTTGGTCCATAGCTTCCTTTCTGCGAAAGCCCTCTTCAATGATGGTTTTGATTTCATTCTTTAGATTGTTTTCTCGTTCCCAAATATCCTTTTCCTTTTTCCACTGGATCTCTTTGATGTGATATCTATCAATGCTATCCATCTGATTCTTGATCTGTTCACCCTGCTCTTTTACTTTCAGCTCCAAGGCTGCTATCTTTCTAGAATAACAAATCATGGTTTTCAATTTTCCAAGCCTCAACAGTATTGAAATATTTAACAGTGCCATCTTTTGCAATCCATTCCCTACCCTTTAGATTAAATGTCACCGTTACATTGCTGCCGACAATCAACCCATCTAATAGTGCAACCTTATCCTGGCAGCATTGCATTGATATAACCTGCGGAAAGTTATCACTTGAATCCTTGATGACAAACTCCCTTTTTCTAAATTTATCGGAAACGGCCTCTGTCATTCCGATTTTTACGATTTCTCCTGTGATTGTGTAATTGCTCATTTTTTTGATTTTAATAATATGGTTTCAATATACCGGGATAATGTCAGGCCATCCCGTTCAGCCTTTGTTTTCAATTTTTTTTGCAGGGTGGGAAAGGTCCTAAACATAATCATTGCTTCCCTTTTCTCTTTTTTCATGCGACAAATGTATTACAATATTTGGATATTACAAAATAATAATTTACATTTGTGGTGTCGATGTTATTTTACTACCATGAATCATAAAGATATTTATTGCCCTAATCCCAAAGCCGCCCATCTTAATGGTACGGACATCGACACTCTGTGCGCTTTGGGGGAGGGGCTTAATATATATATAGTATGGAAATAAGAAAGTACCAATTGGATGCCATTGCCAATTTAAAAAGCAAAATGGCAAGAAATGCACCCATCATCCTGCAATCCGCAACAGGATCAGGCAAATCAGTAATATTTGCCAAGATTGTCCAAATGGCAGCTGAAAAAGGATCAAAGGTTTTAGTAGTAACTCACAGGACCGAAATTTTTAAGTCCACCCTGAATCATTTGGGATCACTTAAATGTGAGGAAATTTCAGCAGACCGAAAGACTATTGATGAATCTGCACAAATATTTGTCGGAATGATTGAAACATTGAAGTCAAGAATCAAAAGAGGTTTTATAATCAATCCTGACTTGGTGATAATTGATGAATGCCACATTCAATCTTTTAATTCTATTTTTGAACATTATCCCAATGCCTATATAATAGGTGTCAGCGCAACACCAATTGGGAAACATATCTTTAAATATTACAAGCATATTGTCAGCACCATTGAAATAAAGGATTTGATTGAGCAAGGATTTTTAATCCCATGCAGACCTTTTCAAATGCAAGATGACTTTTCAGACCTTAAAAAAATCAATGGGGAATTTTCAGACCAATCACTTTACAACCATTTCTCAAGTGCCAAGCTATTTAATGGCGTGATTGATAACTACCTTAAATTTACCAAAGATAAAAAGACCGCTGTTTTTAATGTAAATATAAAGCATTGCCATGAAATGAATATGGCTTTTAATAATGCAGGGATTGAATCCAAAATGATTACAGGTGATACCGATCCAGTAAGGAGGGCAGAAATATTAAGAGCTTTTGATGCCGGGGAATTTAAAGTGCTGAACTCCGTTGGAACTCTTACCACAGGATGGGATTGCCCATCAGTGGAATGCGTAATATTAAACCGGGCAACAACATCACTCACCTTATTCATGCAGATGCAAGGCCGGGCATCAAGACCGTTCCCAGGAAAGGAAGAATTTATTGTCCTTGACTTTGGTGGCAACCATGACCGCTTTGGATTGTGGGAGGAAGAAAGAGAATGGAAGATTGAAGCTCCAAAGAAAAAGAAAGAAGCCGGGCCTCCTGCCATTAGGATATGTTCAGGATGCCAGGCTGTGCTTCCAAAGAATTTAATCACCTGCTCATATTGTGGACAAATGTTGTCCAAAAAAGAAAAGGACCTTTTGGATGGTGTGATGGTGGAAGTCGAAAAAATATTACCGCCATACATTGCAGGGAAATATATTTTAGATTTATCTTTGGAGGAAATTGCCTACCTACAAAAACATAAGTTTTACTCATCAACCTTTTGCTGGCGTGTAGTCCGCAACCATGGATCTGATGCCATTCGCGAATATCAGTATCTAATGGGATATTCAAAGGGATGGTCATTTCACCAATCCTCACAACTCTCCGATTGTCAAATATCTAACTTTAAACTAAAATGAACATAAGCACTTTTAACAACGCAAAGGATATTACACCAAGGGGAACAATTAGTAT